GCAACACCTATAACCACAAAAACCCACAATCGTGGGCTTCTCTTATACCGTTTAGCTATAAGCCTGCGCGTTCAAATGCCTGTGGCTCAAGCCTGCGCAATTCGTCCAGTGACAGCGCCACGCCGTTCGGGTCTATAAACTGCTGCGGATCAAGCCGCCCTTGATTGAATAGCTTTCGCTTGGTCGCGCCACCGGAGAACTTGCCAAAAAACTCATCCTGGAAGCTAGCAGGCTGCCCTCTGAGCCATCCGCCAAAGGTCTTGCGTGTGCTTATCTGCTCAACGCCATCAGCACCAATAGCGGGCCTTGTGGAGCCTCCCTTGAACAGGCTGAACTCTGGTTTGACCTTTGCAGCTCTCAGACTGCGGCAGTTGTAATGACGAGGCGCGGTAGGTCCGACGCCAACCGGGTATATGTTTCCCGACAAACCAAAACACGTCTGCGTTGTATTGCTGTCAAGCGTTGAGATCCATTCCTCGCCTTCCAGCACGTCGGCATTGGCCTGCATGGTCTTGCTTCTTGCGACGCTTGCGGCGTGGTTCGTTGCCGTCCTGACAAGCGCCCTAGCCTGTGCCCTGGTTCGCTTCGTGACTCGGCTGGTCACCTGGCGGGCAATCTGGTCAGTGGTCTGCCCTTCAATGACGCCAGCCCTAACGATGCCCATGATCTCTTTGCCTTTCTTGTCGCTGAACTGACGCATCATCTCCGGTATGGTCAGCCTGGTTACTCTGNCGCCNGTNATNANCTCGGCGGGCTTGGATGTGAAGGCAGCGACCACTTGTTCAACAGGCGGAAGCACCGTTTCCACGTTGATCACGCCCCCGAGCATCCTGCCCTGAAAGCCTGTTTCATATTCAGCGAATTCCTCAAGCTCAAGCTGAAGCTGTCCGCTGAACTCCCCAAGTGAGGCTTTCAACATGCCGTTAACGTCGGCCATCAGCATGTTGAGTCGGGTGATCTGGAAGTCAGTAGGCTCTGACGCCAGCCTGGCTACGATAGAGTCACGCATCCTCTGAAGAACAGGATCTACGTCTTTCCAGATGCCACCGGAGAGGCGCTGAATCATGATCTGGTGGCGCAGCTGGGCGTCTACTAGGAATGCATTGGCGCTCATAGCGGCGGCTTGTCCACAACTTCAGCGTCAATATCCTCGTCAGTCCTCTCGCTGTCCAGTTCCAGCCGCCCGNTGCGCATCATAGTCCGCTGGTCAGATGGTGCGATTAGCTGCGTGTCGCCAAGCTGGATGATTGCCATGATTTCCTGCGGGGTCAGCTTGCTGTCGAAGAAGTCACGGTTCAGGCTAACGTCGATGGCTTCCTCGTCGGCACCCATGAAACGGGCGCAGAACTTCAGAACGCGTTCATAGCCCGCTTCGTTGTTCTCCACAATGCTGATCAGCACGGATGTTTCCCCGCTGTGGCGTATGCGTGCGGCCTCTGCTGTTTCGACGCCTGTGCTGTCTTGAATGATGCGGGCACCGATGGCCACCATTTGTTCTTCTTTGCGCTTCATGGCCTCGTTAGGCAGGTTGTTAGGCTCTGCCTGAACCAGCTCCATCTTGCCCCCCTTTGTAATGATGCCGCGCTTCGAGCCTACTAGTACGCCGTTAGGATTCTCTTCTTTCCAAAGGTCAGGGCTAGTCTCACCGATGTCGATGTGCAGCATCGGCTGGCCTGCCAGGAAACTGGACTCTTCGTAATCTGCCGAGTTCCGATAGTGGCCGACGTTGATGTTGGCAATGTCCAGAAGCGGCGGAACATCTAAGCTCTCGTCATTGTCTTCAGAGCCAAGCCATGACCAAGGGATCTCTGAGAAGGGCTGGCCCTTTGAGTCTGTCGGGGTGGCTGCCCATACCAAGACGCCGCCTTCATCGTAATAGTGCTGCTGATACACTCCATCCAGTAGCAGCAATACGCGGTATCTAGGCTCGATCACATAGTTAAAAGCCGTGCCTTGCTGCACTTCTTCCTGTTCCTGCAACACGACAAGATCCAGTACTCCGCCCTGGTTTACGTGCCAGTTGATGATTTTGGTTGCGCTGTAGTGGATAACATAGGCGCGGTTTCGCATAGTCTCGGCAAGCGTCAGACCTTCCTCGGCTTGCGGATAGTCTGCCAGCAGCCCGGCGCGGCCATTCTCCAGCACGCTGCCGACCGATAGTTTAATCAAATTATCCAGCTTAATTCCGCTTCGGCTTGCGTCTTCTCGCAGATATTCAAGCGCATTAGGTAGCTCGACAATGGGCTTCTTACGGAATACTGAGCCAACCAGCGCCCGCTTGGTTCTTGCCGTGAAGTTTACGAATTGAGCGCGGGCCATGTAACTGGTGTATCGGTCTTCGTTTTCCTGTGACTTATCACCAGCGTTGGGCTTCGGTAGGTATCTCTGCTTTTTGCTTTTAACCTTCCGCTCACCGTTAACGCAGTCATTCACCAGCCGCCAATCGTCAACAACTGCCTGATATTCTGGATTTAGGTTAGTGACGCTCATCTANGCCAGCCTTTGATAAATATATGAGTTCATGATACCGCACTTTAATGCGCAAACGTAATTTTGAAGTCGGACAGAGGTTTTCTAACTGGCATCTCATACGCAATAGGGTAGCCAGTGGCGTCGTTCTGATGGTCGAAGCCTGACTGCTTATCAGGCTCGCCGTTCTTGTCATAGGCCTGCTGCTCAAGGCAGGAAACCACGCTCGGGCACTTGGAATCGTTAACCCATAGCTTTCCAGACTCAAGGGCAGCGTTAACGGACAGTATTCGATCCTTGACCATCGGGTTCTTTTTGTTCGCCCTGACCCTGAAGCCCGCCTGCTCTAGCAGCGCAATATCTGAGGTTGATGCGTTGATTGTCTTTCGGCTAGATCCGCTGGCGTCAGGGTAGATGTATATAATGTGCCCGTCATAGCGTTCATTAACCACCTNCACCAGCTCAGGCGTATCGTAGATGCCCGTCAGCTCATCGACTGCATGCCAACCATTAGGGCGCTTCACATAGACCGTTGAGGCCATGGCCCCGACGTTGAAGTCCTGGCCGATAAATAGAGGTTCTTGCTCCTTGATCGCCTCAGCACTTCGGCACCTTGCCCTGTCATATGCGTTGTATATTGTCCCGCTAGTCAGGTTAACGAACCGGCCTTCAATGTAAGCGTCGATTAGCTCTGCTGGGTATGACTCTCGAAGGCTGTCTATGTAGTCAGGTGGGAGGTATGGATTGCTGTAAGTTGCTGCCTGTATCATCTCATACGATTCGGTTTTCTTTGATACCCACCGCTCATGGCAGAATTTGAAACCTTCCGGTGTAGTGTATGCGCTCGCCTGGTTGTAAGGCTCTTTGATCGTTATTGGCTGCTGCCGGTTACGGGCTATTATCTGGTTCCATGCCGTGCGAGCGTGCTCAGTTTTCAGCGTGTCCAATTCGTCAGCGTGCGCCGTGTAGGTTTCATAGCCAACTATGCGCTCAGGGTTGTCCATCGTGCGCAGGATGAAGTCGCCGACCCCTGGCGCACTTGAATAGATTACATTTTCGGCTTTATTGTAACGGTAAGCTATGCCATGTTCTGTCAGCTTTGACTGTAAGCGAGGGGCGGTGATCAGTCTAATCAGGTCGAATGTCGGGGCGTAGCAGCCCACTAGCACATCAGCGCCTTGGCTTGCGTCAATTGCTGCGGCGCTGCACATGGTTTCAGACTTGCCTGCACCGAACCCGGCACAGAATAACCGATACTTTGCTTTAAGTGTCAGGAAGTCAGCCTGTGGCTGCGTTGCGCTAATGCTGAGGGTCTTGCCCGACAATGCTGATCTCCACTTTATCGACGGGCTTCATGCTGCCGTCTTCTGACATATGGTTAAGGTCAGTCTTCTCACGCCAGCCCGCCTGTGTCTTCATCCAGAATATCATGGCCGCAGTGTCACCCCCCTTAGCTTTGTTGAATAGCGCCCCGCCTATCGTGGCATTGGCTTTCGCTTTCGCCAGGTCTAGCTCGTCCCGGTAATACTTGCGAAGCGTCTTTTCGTCAATGTCCAACACGCGGGCAATGTCTGCCTGAGTTGTGCCCACCATCGTATGCATCTGCACTGTTTGACGTGTGGCTTCGGTCGGAACGTGGTTGCTGGTTGGTTTGTTGGTCATGCGCTTATGTTTGGCTTGCCGGCCATAATTAAACAGCCTCTTTTGATTGGAGCGTGCCGGTCGGTACTGCCCCGCCGCTTTCTGAGTGGTCCTCAGAGTTAGCCTTTGTGGCACGCTTAGGATATGGCTTAGAGAGTGATTGTATCCTGATCTTTCATGGCTTTGTCTAAGGGCATTAGGTAGCGGTGTTTTCCTGTTACAATTTCTGCCGTTGCGCGAGAGTCAATATTTTGAGCGCCTGACAAACTGTTTTTACCACCTTTTTCAATAACAGTCCTTGGGTGCATAAGCCTTCCAAAAACACGGAAAAAACGACTTGATGCCCCTTGGCCACTGTAAACCCAATTACCAGCTTGATATATGCCGCCATGATGCCCCTGTGATGTGTCAGCAAATGAAACGGCTAAACGTAAATCAGGGTTTGATCTTTTTAGAAACTTCAGGGCAATTGCCGCAATTCTTGAAACATGCGTTTTATGGCTAGTTAAAGCTATTCGTACAAGTTCGACGCACTGATCTTGACTTAAACCATAAGGCTTTCCTAAATTCGGGGTTGCCCCGCGCCCAAACATTACAACACCAATGAATTTTTCAGACTCCCAGACACCGACTTTAACGAGTTTTCCGGCAGGAACGCACCCGCTATAGTGCCAATTCTCACAAGCATACTTCGCTGCTTTGTGCGTAGCCCAATCAATATGCAGATCAGCCTTGCTCACGAGAATCGAACTCCTGACTACAGTGTGGGCATGTCACCATTTTAGGGTCTAGCTTATCCAACTGGCTTTGGTCATCTTCTGAACCTGGCTCAAAATCTGAACCGTCTATCAGCAGAGTAGCAACCTCATCCAAGCTAAAGCCGGTCAGCTCAAGATCAAAACCATCCTTGCCAAGCTCATCCAGTTCAACCCTCAGCATTTCGTCATCCCAGTCGGCAAACTCAGAAACCCTGTTCACGCTTAGACGAAAAGCCCTGACTTGTATGTCTGTCATATCATCGCATA